GTTTGTTAAATCTTTAAAATATGAGTTTGTTGTCAACCATGAGAAGAGAACTAAAGGCATAACCAAATCATCGTGATATCCTTCGTCAGCAGAATAGCTATTTTTTCTTTCAATAAATGTTGAAATCTCTGCTATTGTATCTGCGTCACGAATTATTAACTTTTTCTCTTCAACCATAGATTTGAAGTTAGAGCATCCAATGCGTTTAACTTTCTTGTCGGTAATAACACCTAGTTGTGTCTTACCCCCACCAAATCCACCATTAACAACTTGCCCCTGAGTTGTTCTAGAAACTGATATGATATTCTCATATTCATATTCTGCGTAAAGAATATCTGCAACTTGCTCAGATGAATTAATTTCAATTAGAACGTATGCTTCATTGTATTCTTTACCGACTCTGTAAAGTACTGACGGATACAAAAGTGGACTGATTTCATTGTTTCTGTATTTGCCTACCATCTTGTATGGCATCTGAGTTATGTCGATAATTTGAAATGCTGAGTAATCACCACCGACACCCTTTGCTGTGTCTGCAACAATACAGTACGCATGATCTTTTTCTACTTTTTCATAAATGTCAAGTCCATCTTTCTGATAGATAATCGGATCAGCCGACATTTGTGCAATAGAGTCTGAAGCAATGAGTGTAAGACTAGACCCCAAGAAGTTACATAGCACCTCTTGATTGAACTTCAATTCACCAAGCAGTCTTCGCTGTTCAGATGCCCACTTCTCATCACGTCCAGGAATTTCCCAATATGGAATGAATAGATTGACAAATCCATTTCTGTCACTCTCTGCATCATTCCAGAACTTCCAGAAATGATTGTATCCTAGTGGAGTAGAACTTAGCAGAATCTTTGTTGTTTCACCAGCAGAAATCGTAGGATAAACTGAGGTGAAAAATTGTTCTGCTACATTGTTCGGTATGATAGCGGCTTCGTCAACGTACAGCAAGTTAACTGATTTACCACGAATACCTGATGTGCTTGTTGCGGCTGTGAATACGATTGAACCATTCTCTAAAGCAATGTCACCTTTGTTCCATGTAGTGACACCTTGCTGAAGCCATGTAGGAAGATTCTCATACATGATTTGATAACGATACAAAACTTCTCTAGCGGCTGTTGCTTTGTTTGCTAGAATTGCTACAGTCTTGCTTCCTTGAAACAATGTGTACCATAGAATGTAGGCAGCCGAGGTTGTTGTTTTGCCTTGTTGTCGCCCTTCCATAAGAATGACTTTACGATTCTCATGGATAATCTTTACTTTGTTTTTTTGACAATCGTATAGTTTGAATGGCTGAAGCCCGTGATCTAGCGTGACAATCTTACAATAACTTTCAATGAAGTATATTGGATCGTCAGCACATCTTAAATATTCTTCAATTTCTTCTTTAGTGAAATTGAGAGGAACACCAGATGCTTTTAAAAGAGAATTTCCTAGATAGGATTTCGCTGTCATCTCTTACCAATTAGTTTTTGCAATTCTGCTGTGCTACCAACAAACAACGCATTCGTTATATGCTGTGATGGTTGCGCCGTGTCATCTTTTTTAGATTTCAAGTCTTTTACTTTTTTACCCAAGTCTAACAAATCTTTATTTGTGTCTGACAATGTTTTAATCAACTGTCCCACAACTTCATATGCTCTTGGAGACTCACCTTCTTTTGCTAAAAAGATAATGTTTTCCATAGCAACTTTGCCTTGCTCAATGAATAATTTCAAATTCTCTCTCGCATATTCATAGTCTGCATCAATAGATTCATCGTTAGGTGCACCAGTAGAAACAGGTTCTTTAACTTGTTCTACTACTGCGGGTACCGATGATTGTTCAATAATTTTACCCTGCACATCAAATATGTCATTCAACTTATCGTCAACTGTTTTCTTCATTATGATGTATGTCCATTTTCTGTTGTTATGGTCTCACTTACGCCAAACTCAGAGTTTCCAGTAAATGTTTGAGTAGATATGATAGCTTTGTTAATTCTAGAACCATCATCAATAAGATTAATATCTTCTCTAACAATATACTTGAATTTGTTAACAGGTCCAAATAAATATCCTTTGACTGTAAAATCTAGTTGATACGTTTGAATTCTGCGAGACTCCATATCACCTTCGTATGTGTCTGATGAAGTTACCGAGTTTAACTCAATTGGAATATCCATGTTAAGTGCCATCTCTGGAATCATCTTCATTGTCACAGTAAAGTCTGGTGTAAAGAATGGCACAATTTGTTCTACAATTTGTGTGCCATCTTCGGTGTTTCTAAAAAGTGCATGTAAAGAAAAGCTGAAGTCATATGGCACAGGTGTGTACATATAGCTGAAATCTGTACCACCAGTATTAACGCCCCTAGTTATTTTGTGACTGCTGTTGAGTTTACGGCTTGGTGCATATGTCATGCTGGTAAACTCAAATCCAAGTCTTGGTAATGTAGTAGAAATATGTCGATCCAAATCAGGATCACTAGTCACCCTTTGAATGAACTTTTGTTTTGGTCCATACTCAATTGGAACGTTAACAGTTTGAAGTTTAGTTCCAGCAGAATCGTATCTGTCAACTTGAATTTCGTTAAACAAATTACCAAACATGATTACGTAACGTCTTAGCGTTCCGTGATAGAAGTCGTGTCCGAACATCATATTAGAAAGTCCTTGTCAATGAGAATGGGTTTTGTTCTGAGAAATCTAGAATATCATCATCAATAATTTTCTGACCAATTTCTTCATTGTCTGCTGAAATCTCGGCTGCGACAACAACGTCAGCTTCGTTGACAATGAATGTGCCGTCTTCATGCAAGAATAAGAATGTGTCTTCGTCAAGTAATTTTTCATTATTAGCAGTTGACAAACTGTATTGATCTTCAATTTCATCAATTTCGGTAATGTCAGTATCAATACGTTCACTAGAGTATTCAAGTCTGTCACAACGCATTTCGTATGTGTAGAGTTTGCCTAATTGATAAAAGTTCTCAATGTTTTGTGTGAATTTAATTTCATACATAGCCTTAAGCAGAGGCACCCAAATTATATCACCTTCTCTTGGTCTCACAATGGCATCGTAGTCATACTCTGAAACATCGTTTCTGTTACTTAACAATTCATCACCATCTTCAGTCAACATGTTATATGAGTATTCTGTGATGATAGATGTTTTGAGTGATTGCGTGAATCGTTTTTGTGAAACAACAAACGTGACTGATTCGTCAATTTGCAGACCAAACTTTGAAAGAAAGTCTTCTTGCCCTGCAAAGCCGTCAAAACTTTTGATGTACAATTCCATTTCAAGCGCATCATCAAAAAGCATAGACGCATCTTCGCCATAAATCTTATCTAAATTTACGTGCGTTCTTGGTAAGTAATAACCATCTACACCATAAATCTTGATAGATTCTATAATTAAATCTTCAACAAGACTTTGTTCCTGCTTAACAGGTGTGTATTGATTAAAATGACGATTACGTGCCATTGTGATTAGCCTAGCATGTCAGTAACTGGTAAAGAATATGTGCTAATGACTTCTGCTTCTAATGCTTGAATTTCGTCTGTAGCTTCATCCCAGATTTTCTGTCCGTTGAATGTGATACCACCTGGCATAGAAAGTCCTTCAAACTTTTTAAGGTTTTCACCCCATTGTTTTTTGATCTGTGCAGTACAATACTTTTGCAAGAATCTATCATTGTACACATCTGTAAATGTGTCAGCATCAATCTTTTGATATGCTTCAATGATAATGAATTCACCTACAGTTACTTTTGTGTCCCAAGACATGTCAATGTAAACTCTGTTGATGTGGCGATTGAATCTGAGAGATTGTTTACCAACAAACAGTTCTTCTGCCATTGCAACGTTTTGAAATGCCATGTAGTATGGTGCAAACGGACCAGTATTGAATGAATACAAATCATTCAAAGAAATTTGATATCGCAAGTTAAAAAGATTGTTTGTAGAATAACTGTCACCAATGTCAAAGATGTTCATCACACCAATGATAGCGTCTGGTACTGTAATGTATTTGTTTGTTATATCAGTTTGCGTGACTGCGTGTGCTAGATAGACTTTTTCTGTTGCGTCATAGTGATAGTCGTAGTAATATTGAAATGCAATCTCAATGCAGTCTTCAATTTGTTCGTCTGCTACGTTTATCTCTAAGAGAGGTGCACCTAGTCTTCTAAGACAGAATTGTTTTAATTCTTCTCTTGATGCTGGTTTGCTAGTACTCATTTTTTCCCCTTATATATCATCTTCTATTTATAATATCTAGAGAAACAAAAAACCCGCTGACAAGGCGGGTATATTTGGTGGTTAAACAAAAAAGTTTATATTGTTAACCCGGTTAGAAACTCATCACTTCCAAGTTTTCCTTTGTAGAAACTGTTAAACGAAAGACTAATTCTAACATCTTTTTGCGATGTGTCTGGATTAATCTTGTTACCACCTGATTCCCAATTAGAGGTTCCATTTGTTGGAAGTACCATGTGTATTAGGTGTGAAGGAAATAAAAGCAAAGTGCCAGTTTGAACTGGTAACCACCAAGAATCTGAATTGTAAGCATGAGTCTCTTTTGGAATAACTTTAATCTGTCTATAAGCCTCTGAAAAAAAATGTAATTTATCTATTTCTTTTATTGCTTGAATATAAAAAACACCTGATATTATAGAATTTTGGTGTGCATGTTTGTGATGATATTGTCCAGGTGTAGTGTAATTTACCCACGATTGTGTTATTTCTAACTTTAGATCATCTTGAGGTGAAATTGTTGCATGAAAATACTCTTGCATTGAATCGTTCAAAAACGATCTTAGAGAACTAAGTTTTTTATCTTCTAAGACCCAAGGATTTGCGCTTTTGGCATTACCTTCATTATTTTGTTGATCCAAATTAAACAAATAGGTTTTTTCTATTTCGGATAAATCACGCCCCAACTCAAAACTTCCAACACCGGTTGGAAATAAATTATAAATCATCATATCAAGTCACCTTTTTTTTATTACATAGCATATTATATATGTCGTCACAGAAACGTGTTTCTATATTAAGTCGTTGATGCTATTTCTGTCCATGATGTTATTGATTCGTTCCAAAAATATAATTTACCATCATTTGGTTTTGGTGTTGGCGCTTCAAAAGCACACGTTGTTTCGTTGAATACCCAAGAAGCAAAACTCACCCATTCATCTCTTACAGTTTGTTTTTTGATGGCAATTTCTTCAGCCGTCATTTGCTCACAAGCAAACACATCAGTATACACACCATCAACCAGTTGATAAGACACAGTTTGATTTTTTTCGTATGGACCAAGAGTAGGTTGCACAACTCTAACAAACCGAGCAAATTCTGCTGGTAAGTTGTTTGTGTCTACATCAGGAAATGCTTGACGAAAATTGTCACCAAGAATTGGATGTTCAAAAGGTTGACCATCTTTTATGCGAATAAAAAGTTCCATTATAGATTTCCTGTTCTTGTACTTGGGAATGAGCGAGTTGTTCCTGGCCAAATAATTCGCACAGCGCCAAAGCCAGGTAGCTGATCCGAACCAGAACCGCCACCATAGTTTCCGCCTGGATTGCCATTAATAGCATAGGTGCCGCCATTGGTTCCGCCAGAACCGCCAGTGCCACCAGTCATACCAACGCCTCTCGCTCCGTTAGAACCTTCTCCAAGAATACCAACGCCACCACCACCGGAATTGATGCCACCGCCACCGCCACCGCCACCAGCACCGTTTGTGCTAACTTGACTGCCCGGACTAGGTCCGCCAGCACCGTTACCGCCATTTCCAGAATATCCAGCCGCACCGCCAGCGCCACCATTTCCAGTAGTGTCATTAGAACCGGCGTAACCACCGGTACCACCACCATCACCATTCGTGTTAGTACCACGGGTTCCTGATAGAGGAGTATTGTTATTTGCGGTGCCGCCAGTAGCCGTGCAAACAGTAGATGCAAAAGATGAAGTGCCGCCAGCGGCTCCAACAACAACTGCATAAGAATTACCAGGAACTACGGTATAGTTATTTTTATATGCTAAACCGCCACCATTACCACCACCACCGCCGCCAGAACCTTGACCACCACCGCCAACACAAACAATAGAAATTGAAGTGACGCCAGCTGGAGCAACCCAAGAATATGTACCATTAGTTGTATAAGCCTCTTGTCCAGGATTTTCAACCTGCGGCCAATTTCCTTGTTTTATCAATGTTGCCGCTTGAGAAAGCGTCCACATTCCTGATGCCGCTGTGCTTGTGGCTGATGGCGGTGTTTTTCTAATTAAACCGCCTGGATATTGATAACTCATTATTAAACCTCAGATTCTTCAACAGGCATAACAATCTCAACCCAAGACGTTGTTGGTTCGTTCCAGCGATAGGGCTTACCATCAGTAGGATATGGTGTTGGCGCTTCCCATTGACAAGTTGTTTCGTTTAACGACCAACTTGCGTTAAATTTTGGGGGAACAAACGCATCACGTTCTGCGCTATATGTGTAACCAATTCCCGCATAATTTTTACGAAAAGGTGTGCCACCTAGTTGATGAACACCAGCAAATGTATTGTAGCTTGTGCGTTTACAAGTCTGACCACGGTACTCACCATACCATTGTTCCCAATCAATGCCATCTTCGCCTTCATTTTTACCTGTGATGACTTCGGTGACAAAGTTGTTTGAATCTAAAAATGCGTAATGTGCCATAATGTTTTTTTCCTTTAATTAATTAAACCAGCCATATATTTATCATATCGCTTCTAATTCTTTAACTTTTTCCCAGTAACCATCAGTTCTAGTGCTGAAAGATTCGGGGTCATGTTGGTCACCAAATATTTCCATCGTTTCTCCATCTAAATCACGCAATGCATAAACACAATAATAAATTGTATTGTCTTCAAGTGCAGTAATTTTATGTTGATGTTCTTTGCGAATCACAATGAATGTTGGTGCAGTAAATTCTTTGGGTGGATTGTCTTTAATCTGAACGCTGACCTTACCAGAAACTAACAGCGTTACGTGGTCAAACTTATGTTCATGTCCGTCAAAGGCTTCGCCAGCTTGTTCAAGAACATTTTGTTTAACCCAAATGTTTCCAAAGTAACCAAGTTCAAAAGTTTTCATGCTTCTTCAACAGGTGTGGCATCACTTTGATATGCTGAGTCTCGGTCAACACGCAAAGCTGGATTTGTTGTATACCAAGTACCAGTATCTTCGTTCAGCAGAAAATCAGGGTGTGGTTTTGGCGGAAGAAATGCATCCCGAGTTGCATCGTATAAGAAACCAATACCAGCGTAATTTTTACGAAAAGGTGTGCCACCTAGTTGATGAACACCAGCAAAGGTGTTATAACTAGTGCGTTTACATACTTGACCTCTCAATGCGCCATAATGTTGTTCCCAATCAATGCCATCTTCACCCTCATCTTTACCTTTAATAACTTCAGTAACACGGTTAGTATAATAATCTAAAAATGCATAATGTGCCATTTTTTTTCCTTAATTCCATTGAACGTTACCGGTACCAGCGGTAAAGGATGTGACTTTGCTAGACCCATCCGTTGCAGTTGTACCCGTTAAGCCAGCACCAATTGTGATTGTTGATGTATTTGGATATCTTAAAATAACAATTCCTGATCCTCCAGTGCCGCTTCTTCCAGGCCAGCCTGAACCTTGCTCAGGGTATTGAGCGGCACCGCCTCCACCGCCACCAGTATTTTCAGTACCTGCTTTACCATAGTAAGCGGCAGTACCAGAATCTGATTGCCCACCATTGCCACCGCCATGAGTGCCAGTGCCGAATGCTTTGCCGCCTTGAAAGTTAATTGCCGAACCGCCTCCACCGCCAGCGTAATAAAGACCCGCACCTGTAATCGCATTATATTTTCCATTGCCACCTACGCCACCTTGCATAAAGCCACCATTGGCGCCAGTACCATTACCACCAACACCACCTGCACCTCCACCACCTCCGCCTGTGCCTTGTGCATATCCTGTCAGGGCTGTTGAACCAGTGCCGCCAGTATAACCTTCATCTGCAACTGGTGTTCCAGGAGTGTTTTCATAACCATTTGCGCCGCCGCTTGAACCACCATTTTTAACTTCTGCGCCACGTGGTGCACCATAGTTACTAATAGCACCACCACCTCCACCGCCAGTAGTAGTGACAGTATTAAACACCGAAGAAGTACCTTGAAAGCCGTGTTGCGGTGCGCCTGCGGGTGTTGATGCACCACCAGCGCCAACTGTTACTGTGTAATTTGTTGCGAGAGTTGCAGTAAATGCAGATAACTGTGTGCCACTAGGACCACCACCAACATCAAAGGATGATTTAAGTCCTCCTCCACCTCCTCCACCAGCCGCACGGTTACCTTGCATACCGCCAGAACCACCGCCAGCAACTACAAGGAAATTTATTGTTGGCGAAACCGGCACAGCTGGTGCAACGGCATTTGACTCTGCACTTGGCGCACTATTACCTGTTGAATTGGTAGCGACAACTGTAAATTTATATCCAACACCATTAGATAAACCAGTGATTACAATAGGAGATGCTGTGTTAGAAGATGAAATACCAGTATTTGATGTGGCAGTAAAACTAGTAATAGTTGTTGGATATCCATTAGAACTAGGTCCAGTAAAAGTCAAAGACACTTGGGCATTGCCTGCTGTAGCAGTACCAATTGTTGGTGCATCTGGTACTACAGGCCAAACATTATCACCTCTTGCTTGAAGTTGATTTCTTGATGTAAACATTCCAGAGAATATGGGCATCTTATTATCCTTTATACCAATGTTTATTTAAAACTGTGTAATACGTCATTATAATCCTTAACTTAAAGTAAATGTGCCGGTACCAGCAGTAATGGTTGTTATTTTTTTAGTGCCTTGTGTTACCGTGGACATTGTTAATCCAGACTGAGAAACAGTAAAGGATGATGGACAAGAAATAACAATAACACCTGAACCACCCGCACCACCAAGATAACCGCCATTGCCACTACCACCACCGCCACCACCAGTATTTGGGGACCCACCAGCGCCATTGTAAGTATTTCCGCCGTCACCCCCGCCGCCAATGCCGCCGTACCCATAGTTACCAGAAGAGGAATGTCGTCCACCTCCGCCACCGCCACCATAGAAAGTGCCATTACCCACAGGCCATTCTTTACCGGCGCCACCATTGCCAGAACCATTTCCATTTACATTACCGTTTTGTCCTGCCGCACCAGCACCACCGCCACCGCCGGGTCTATACGGGCCTCTAGCCAAAGGCCCTGCGAGGTTGCCATATCCAATACCGCCGCCACTAGGATTAGCTTGCGTTACAGACCCTATAGGTTCTTGAGCCCCTGTTGAACCAGCAGAACCAGCAGAACCTCCGTTCGTCAAAGCATTATTGCCATCTTCAGAGTTATTACCGCCTTGACCACCGCCTTTAGCAGTAGATGTTCCTCCAGGATGTGTAAGATATGAGTCTGTTCCGGCTCCGGTACTGCCACCAGCACCAACTGATACCGAATAACTTGTAGCGGTAAAGAGGAACTCGTCATAAATTACAAGGCCACCACCTCCACCAGCACCAGCGCCGTCATTAGCGCCGCCGCTGCCACCACCAGCCTGTACTAAATAAAAACCTGTTAATGGCACAGTAGGAGTTACAGTATTAGATGCCGCACTTGATGGTCCTGTCCCAAAAGCGTTTGTGGCCACAACCGTAAATTTAAATGGAACATCATTAGTTAGTCCAGTAATTACGATAGGAGATGATGTGTTAGAAGATGAAATACCAGTATTTGATGTGGCAGTAAAACTAGTAATAGCACTGGCACCAACATCGGTTGGCGCTGTGAAAGTCAAAGATACTTGATTATTTCCTGCTGTAGCGGTACCTATTGTTGGCGGATTTGGCACACGCAACGGATCATAAGATGCCGTTAAAAATCCGGTTGGATAATGTAATGACATATTTTTTTAAGAAATTAATTCATATGACAGAGTGTATGTAATTCCATTTGCAGTACCAGTAGAAACTACAATTGATGTTCCTTCTTCTAAGTAAATTGCTGTTGTCTTATCAACAAGAATCAAAGAAGCATTAATAGGAACAGAAATAGCATTTGCAACTGCATGAGAAACACCACTTGACGGAGCACTATTCTGCGTTTGTGCGCCATTAGTGTATATAAACAATGATGCATTTGCTGTGGCCGTATGTATATTTGAAGCAACAATCTGATTAATTTTACATGTGTTTGCAGATCCGGCTGGATTTGCTAGTAAAACAACAGGAGTTGTTACTAAAGGTGTTAGATATGTAGTTTTGCCATAAATGGCTGTTACTGCGGTGATGTTTGTGTTTGCCATAATAGTTTTTCCTTAAAATCCCATGACTATTGCAAGTGCGATAGCCTTACCTGTTGTTAATGCTGGTGTTGGTGTAGACGATATCCAATTAGTGCCGTTGGACGTTAAAATGTTGCCACTAGAACTAGGTGCTACAAAAGTTGGATTAGATGTGCCGTTACCAATAATGACGCTGTTTGCTGTTAAGGTTGATAAGCCTGTACCACCATATGTAGGAGTAATTACTGTACCTTGCCAAACACCAGAACCAATTGTTCCAACAGTTGTGAGTGACGAGGTTACTACAGTACTACCTAGAACTGTGCTAGACAATACATTAGCACCATTGATCTGATATGATTGCCCTGTTCCTATGCTGATATTATTAGCCGCTGAAAGAGCGCCAATGCTCACATTTGCATAAGAGAATCCATTGGCTGCCGGATCAATTGTCGTGCCAGGTTCTACAGTATAATCTTTAAAGAATTTCCAAATACCATCTGAAGCATCTCTGAAGACACCAGAATATACATTTGCAGATCCAGGATTATATTGTCCAAATACACCAATGTCAACAGTATTTGATGTATTGTTATTTGCTAACTGAATTAATGGATCATTAACATTAATTTGTGTGGTGCTAATTTCAGAATTTGATCCTAAGATGGTTACATTTCCTGTGAAAGTTGCATCTCCAGCAACAGACAAATCAGTTCCAACATATAATTTCTTAGCAACACCAACACCACCAGCAACAATCAAAGTTCCTGTAGTGGTTGAAGATGCGTCTGTAGTACCACCTAAAGTTAAAATATCAGTAGATGTATTGTACGTTAAATTTGAATCATCAACAATCAATCCAGCAGTTGACACTAATGGAACACGACCTGAAGTCAAAGCCGACAAAGTAATTGTGGTTGCGGTTATCGCATTCGCACTCGGAATTAAAGAATTTATTGTATTAGCCGCATCATTAAACGTGCTTCTAAATTCATTA